GCCCGGCCAGTCCATGTTCTTAACGAACAGGTCGCCAGCCACCGCCCAAAGCTGCGGGTTGGCCTGCAAAATTTGCCCCATGGCGTCCATGGCTTCCTGCCGCTTGGTCGCGTAAGACGGGCCGGTCGTGACCGCCACGTCGTACTTACCCACCGACGGATTGTAGATTTTTTCGATCACTACGCCCGTCTCGTCCATGATGCGACGGACTGGCTCGGCTTGCATCGGGTCGATGCGGGCCGTGCTTGTCTCACCGTCAATGCCAATGATGCGCGCAATGCGCTGGGTGTCGTAAATCTTCGGGATCAAATCAACGAGTTGGCGCGTCCCATAGCGAATGGCCCGAGCTAGGTTATCTACGAAATGGTATGTGCCTGTGTCGCCTTGCCGTTCACGCGCCAAAATGGCCCGACCGGTGCGCTCGTTGGAGCGGATGCCAAGACTTGCATCGTACTGGCCCGTAGAGGCCTTGATGTCGTCGGCAGCGCCCATCTTCGCCTGAATCAAGCCCGTCTGGGCGAGCGGCGGCGGAGCACGTTGTGGCAGCGGCAGGACAGCGCCCTGTCCGTCTGTCACGTCGGGGTTAACTTCTAAGTACGGCCAGTTATTCGTGTTGGCCGTTTTCCACTGTTGTTCATAGCCTTCAAACTGACCGCCGTAACCAATAAACGGCGCCTTGGGCGCAAGGGCCAGCATCTCTGCTTCCTGCGATACCCAATAGTTGTACATGCGCTGGGCGTCCTTGGCGTTACGCACAAGGCCCGACACGTACATACGACCTTCAACCTCAAACTCGTTGCCGATCACGCGGATCACAGGTATCCACTTGCCCGGCCATTCCGATTCTTCAAGGATTTCGTAGCCGTTGGTTTTCAGCCACTTGACGCGTTGAACGTCTACTTCGCGCTTGCGAATGGGCTGAAGGCCGAGCATCTCAAGCTCTTGCGCTTCCGGTGAACCTTCAAACGCCGTTTGGTTGCCGGCGTACAGATTCAGCGTCTCTTTGCTGTGCTCTTTGTAGAAATACTCCGCAATTCGCACAGTATCTTGGTTGATCCACTGCGAAAGCGCCTGATCGCCGACACCGCGCTGCAAAACCGACGAAATCGGCTCTGCATTGGGGTACATGCGCTCATAATCGCCCTTGGGGATGTCTTCGGTGATGAAGCACCACTCCGCATCCGACCCGCAAGGGTCTTGGATGGTTGGGTCCATGTACACACTGAAGCTATTTCGGATGCGACCGATGCGAAGGTCTTGGTCAAACGTGTTTTCGTCGCAGTATTCCGTCAAAATGCGGAAATATCCTTCGCCGTACGTGACCTGGTTGTCGCATGCGGTGTCATACGCCACATCCGCATCTGAAATATACTCAATGTGACGGACAATTCCGTCAAAAATCTCCGCGACCTCGATGTCCGCCTTGTCGTCAACGGGGATGACCTTGCCGGCGGGCCGGTTTTGTCGCTGATCGTTCGTCACCTGCCGCACATGCTGCGGGAGCTTGTTGATTGTCAGGCACGGACGCGCGTTGAGCGTCTGTCCTTGCACCGATCCGCGCTGCGCCAGCACGTCCTGCGGCCATTGCCACTGGTTGTCGGGCGAACCTGCCATAAATCGCAGGTCATCTAGCTCGTCCTCGCGGCTGTCTGAGTACGCCGACAGCGCCATCGTCAGACGAGAGCGCGCGGTGGCTAGAATGTCCGCCGGATCGCGCGACATCTTACCTTTATTAGTGGGCGTATTGGCGACGCGTGCCGCGCCACGCAGCCCTGTAGGGTCTTTAGCCATTATTTGCGCTTCTTACCTTTGGCTTTACGAGCAACCGAATACGCAATGGCCACGGCTTGCTTCTGCGGCTTGCCTCGGGCCATCTCGGTCTTGATGTTCTTACGGAACGCACCTTTGCTGGCGGACTTAACGAGTGGCATTAGCGTTTCCTCATCGGGGTAGGCCGAAAGTCTACCGTTGTACGTACAATGTCCACATTAGGCCGTCGCATCGGCATCCGCATCGGTCGCGCCGGGCGCTGCGCCTGCGGCGGCGGTGAGGGTTGTGCCTGGATCATCGCATCGCCTAACACGGCGCGCGGACCAATACCCATGCGATCATACGGGTTGTTCGGCATCTTACTTCCTCTTTTTAGCCGTTTTAGCCGACTCACGGAACGCCTTGGCGGTCGGTGCGCCCTTAGCGCCTACTTTGCGCATCTTCTCGCCCGATCCGGCCTTGATCCGCTCACGCTTGGCGTGAATGTTAGCGTAGAGTCCGCGTTTAGCTGCCATGTTAGCCACACTTCCAGCGTCTCAGCGACGCTTTAGCTCGTTCAGCTGGCCCCTTGGCCTTAGCCACTACACCCTTCATTCGCGCGCAAAAAGACTTCTTACGCCCCGCATCCGCCTTAGTCTTCGGACTCGGCGCCGGAGCCTTCAAGTTACTGCCCGTAGCGCGGTTATACTTAGCCCGACCTTTGGCCGTCAAGCCCGCACCCTTAGAGACGGGCTGCTTCTCGCCGCGACCGACTGACAGACTGACCGATTTGCGTGCCATTAGGCTCCCATCCAACTGCTTGTCGCGCCCGACCCGCGCTCGGTGACGATGCGTCTTGGTTTCTCTCGCGCCTCGCGGCTGGCGAGCGGGTAGGCGAAGGTGACGGCGAGTGCGTCGGCGGCGTCTGGTGACGCTTGCCCGCGTGCCTTCATCTCCTTCTTCCCTTCCAAGAACAGCGTACCTGACGAGTTAGGCTTGACGTGTGGACCACAAAGGTCAGACTTGAGGAGCCGATCGTTTGGGAGGCTCGCCGAGCGTAGCCATTCCCGCATGTCGCCCCACATCTCTGCCCGCTTGTTGCCCCACATCACCGGGTTCTTCGCCTTCCAGCCAAAGTTTACCCCACGCACCTTATACCGCTGCTCTTTAAGGCGGTCAAGTATGCCGTAGCCAAGTCCGCCCTCGTCGATGACGGTGAGCGCAGGATTAAACTCCTCGATCGCGTCGATGACGCGTCCCACCGTTGTCATCGTGTCATCGCCCCGGTAGCGCCGAATAGCGATCACGTCGCGGCCTTGCCTTACGACGATGACTGTCGAGTCTGCTCCACCTCGCGCTGGATCGACTCCGACAACGCGTGGCGCTGTCTCGTCCTTATACCGTGGCCTTGCCATAGCCTCCTCCACAACTCGCGGAGCAATGAACTGGTCGTCGCCGTCTGAAGGAAACTCTCCGTAGACCTCAATTTTTGCCTGGCTACTATCTGCTCCATACTCAGCGATGATTTGTTCGTAGACGGCTTTATCCGTATCTTCAACTTGCCGGGCGTCGATGCTTTGCGTCGTCCAGAACTCTCTTTTCGCGTTGAAACACTCATAGAAATACCCCTCGTTGCGTCGCGGGTTGCTAAAGGCCAGCCAAAAACGATGCGGCGTGTTCTCCGTAAAGAACCCCGCCGTCACCGACCAGATGGGGTCAGGAATACCACTCGCCTCGTCGAAGATGACCATCACGCCGTCGTGGTTGTGCACACCGGCGTACGCGTCGGGGTTCTCCTCCGACCAGAGCCGCCCTTCGACCGACCAGTATCGCGTGCCTTTCTTAAGGTCGCGCTCGACGATCTCCGCGAGCCACTTGGCCGGCATGACGCGTGTGGCCGACACCTCGAACCAATGACTGTTGAGCAGGAGCGCCAGCCACTTAGTCACCTCGGCCCAGGTGACCGAGCGTAGCTGCGCCTCGCTGTTAGCCGACACGATGGTCGTCGAGCCGATGCGCGTCGAGAGCATCCACAAGATGAGCCAACTGACGAGGGCGGACTTACCGATGCCGCGCCCCGAGGCGGTGGCCATGCGCAGCACCTCGTAGGAGGTGGCCGTTTTGTTCTTAGCGATGTGCGCGGCGATGTCCCGCAGCACCTTGCGCTGCCACCGCCTCGGGCCTTCAAAGTGCTCCAGCGGCGTACCCTTCTGCCCCCACGGGAAGGCGAACAGCACGAACGCCTCGGGGTCGTCCTTGACTTGGGGCGCCCACAGGCGCGCCATGATCTGCTGCTCGTCGTCGGCGCTATAGATCGGCAGTTGCATTAATAGGTTCCGTAGTGGCGTACGCGAGGGCGGTGGGCTCGGCGCGGGTCAGTGCAGCCGGAGCAGCCGACAATACTCGGCCGTTAATGACGCGAGACTCCGCTTCTTGCAGTGCCGCGATGACGCT